CTCAAGAGTAACTCTTATCCCACCTATGTCGTACCATAGTTGTGTTAAGGTTACTCTTGTGCAAGTCTGTCCTTCTTTGTTAGTGTTTAGTCCTGAAACGTCTATCTTATTAACAGAAGACTCCCCAGAACCATCAGAGATATTAGTAAATTTATAAACAAGCGTTCTGTCAGTATCTACAATTTTTTGACTTGTAACTGCATCTGCCATTACTTACTCCTTTATTAACCTATATTCATATTAATTAATGAATACTCAGTAGTGGCTGAAACAGCCATAACATCACCAACTTCTTGTAGTACGTTATCTGTTGCTGGTGCAACTCCACCTGCTGTACCACCTGAACGAACTGCTGCGTTACCCACAACTAATGTTCCTACAGTTAATAAAGCTGCTGGACCTTTTATAACTGCCCAACCATAGTAGTCTGCAGTCATATCGATAACAGTAGCACCCATTAAAGCACCTGTTTCTGTTGCTGGTGCAACAATAAGGTTAGTGTTTGGGTTTTCAATTAGTGATAACTGTGAACTTGTGGTTAAAGCAGTAACAAGTGCATCATAACAAGTAATAACAACGGAAGGGTCAGCTGAGTGGTCATGAGCAGGATTAGATTTTACTCTAAGCATTTGCCCTTCACCATTCACATCATTTACCCACAGATATCCATCTGCGTATTGATTAAGTGTTAAGTCAGTACCACCTGTTTCTACAGAGATAGCAGTTTCACCTGCATCTACTGCTGCTGTTGCTGTCATGTTAGCATGATCAGAAACAATAGCTTTATGTTGTAGAAGTTTACCAGCAGTTACTGCTGTTCC